TCTTCCTGCAAAAGAAGAACAAATGCTAAATATCGCGAAAGCAGAAGAAGAAGCAGCAAAGGCAGCCGAGGATGCTGCACTAGATGCTGAGGAAATAACAGAAGAATATATTGAGGAATAGCAATGAACGAAGAAATAGCAGCTGATTTATGGAACTTGTTTAAAGAATATTTAGATAAAAAACATGTTGAAATGGCAGCCGAACGGTATGTTGATATGCTGGCTGACTATGGAATGGCCGAAGTTCAGTTACAAAGCATGATGGGTAATAGTAAAAGACTTGATGCTGCTATCCAATATTATCTAGAACTAGATCAGGATGAAGATTCTGATGAAGACGAGTGGGATGACTAATGGGATGGTATAGTCGAGTTAGTCGAGACATATCTGAAATACCAGCAGCAATACAACACTTTGAGAACGAGTTGGTAACAGCTCGTTCTGAAGTAAAGTTAAAAGGCAGTATTGAAAAAGCTGCTGCTGAGATGCCAGGCATTGTTGAATATCGCTTTAATCAACTACAAGAAGTTGAAGCTATACTCGAATTCCTTAATATTGAACTACGCAAACTGCGTAGTTCTTTTTTTAGAAAATATCTAGAAAACTATCAGCGAGCATTGTCAAGTCGCGATGTTGAAAAGTATGTTGACGGCGAAGCTGACGTATGCGACTATGAAAAGATTATTAATGAGTTTGCATTAATACGCAACAAATGGTTGGGTGTTCTAAAAGCACTTGATCAAAAACAATGGCAGATAACTAATATTGTAAAGTTAAGAGTTGTAGGCATGGAAGATGCATCATTATAAGGAACATCATGGCATTTAGTAAAGAATATTTAGAACAACTAACAGCACTACATAACAGATCGAAATTTGGAAGTGGCAATGATATTCCGTATGTTGTTTCTCAAATTTTAGAAAATAAGGATATTACGAGTATATTAGACTTTGGTTCTGGCAAAGGTTATACCTCACAAGCAATTACTACACAGTTTCCTAATATAAAAGTGTATACATATGATCCAGTTACAAGTCCAATCGATTTACCAGAATCAGTTGATATGATTTACAGTAGCGATGTATTAGAACATGTTGAACCAGAATTAATTGACAAAACGCTAGTCGATCTTTTTAATCGAGCATCAAAATACCAGTATCATTTAATTGCGTGTCATCCAGCAAAGAAATTTTTAAATGACGGTCGTAACGCACATCTAATTATCGAAACTCCTAAGTGGTGGAAGAAAAAGTTAAAAACATTTGGCTGGACTGTAGAATACGAAGAAATCTCAGAACGATATATTGAACGACTCGATATTAATGTTATAAAATATATTACAGTATTAAAAAAATGAAACAAGTGTACGAATATTGGATGCCTGATACTGATGAACATTTTGAACGTTTGATTGCAAAACGTATAAAAAACGGTGGCCCTGCAGAGTATCAAGACGATGTTAGAAATGCTGCATACAAGTATGTTACAGATTTTGGTATTGCTGTAGACGTTGGAGCCAATGTTGGATTATGGGCAAAACCACTTACTGAAAAATTTAAACATGTAATAGCATTTGAACCTCTTGAGCAAGTGTATAGTTGTTTAGAAAGTAATGTACAAAACCTAAACGTAGAAATACACAAATATGCATTAGGTAATGTAAATGACAATGTTGAAATGATTTATGATAGTGAAAATACCGGTGGCAGTTTTGTTAGTAAAGTCGGCACCGGCAATATTGTTATCAAACGCATGGATGATTTAGATTTACCAAAGTTTGGATTATTAAAAATTGATTGCGAAAGACATGAGCTTGAAGTATTAAAAGGCGCAATAGACACAATATTAAAATATAAACCTATTATTGTATGCGAACAACAAGCTGACACCAATGAATGTGCTGGCATGTATTTAAAATCATTTGGTGCTCGCGAAATAACAAATGTAAGAAAAGACTACATCTTTGGATGGTAATATGAAAATAACAATAGTTACAACATTTGGCGATCAGCATTATAACATGTATGCCAAAAACTTTATGGATAGTTTAAAAAAATATTTGGATCCTGAAATAAATGTATTAATATATACAGATAAAAAATATTTTGAAAACACAGATACATGGAAAAACTATATTCTCGAAGACGAATGCCCTGAACTTATCAAGTTTAAAAACCGCAACAAGCATAGAGTTATTGAAAACAAAACAAAAGGATGGATATATGATGCTGTACGTTTTAGTCATAAGAGTTATTGTATAGTAGATGCTGCTAAAAAAACACAACAAGGAAGACTTATTTGGCTCGATGCCGACACTGAAATAATTGCTCCGTTAACTAAACAATACCTAAATTCAAAACAAAACCCTAATACATTTGTAAGCTACTTAGGAAGAATTGATCGATATAGCGAAACTGGATTTATAAGCTGGAATATGACCATTCCTTATGCTGCTGATTATTTTAAAAAATGGCAACATTATTATGATACCGATTTAATATATCATTTAAATGCTCAACTCGATTGTCATGTGTTTGACGCTGTTACACATGAATTTTTTCGTACACACAACTTAGTACCAGAAAATATTAGTCCTCCTAAAGTAAATAAAGATCATTTTGATAAAGCATTCAAAGGAGTCATGTATCATTATAAAGGCGATGACAAAGAAGATGTTAACACTAATTTTAAAAGACGTCAATACCGATCAAAAAAAGAAAAACTAAAAAATGAAAATAATAGTAACAGGACATAAAGGATTTATTGGCAGTCATTATTATAACTACATCAAAGATAGTTACGATGCAGTTTATCCTTATGATAAGAAAAACGGCATTGCAGATGACCTAAGTAATATCACAGTAGCAAGAAATGCGCCCGACTGCGATGTTGTTGTACACTTGGCAGCAACAAATGGCACAAGATTGTTTTATGAAAATCCAACTGATGTTTGTATCAATAATACATTGCCAACTATAAACTTGATTGAACGCTATAGAAATACAAATACTAAGTTTGTATTTGCAAGTACCTGTGAAATATTTAATGGAGCAATAGATGAAGGTTACTACACTATTCCAACTGATGAGCAAGTACCAGTTATGTTTAACAACATTACGAATCCAAGATGGAGTTATAGCGTTCCGAAAGCTCTCGGCGAAAACCTAGTAGCAAACAGCGGCCTAGATTATCTTATTATACGTTACTTCAATGTATACGGCCCAGGACAGATTGATCATTTTATCAATGAGTTTGTTGAACGTTGCAAAGCAGGTGAATACTATATCAAAGGTAACGACACTAGAAGTTTTTGTTATGTTGATGACGCTGTAAAAATGACACACAGTCTTGTAGAGAATGTCAACAACAAAACTGTGCATGTTGGTAGGAATGAAGAAACTCCTATTGCAACAGTTGCAAAAATAATCATGGGCATAATGGGAATAAATCCAGACAGACTAGAAGTACGGCCAGGTCCAGTTGGCAGTGCTAAACGCCGTTGCCCAGATACAACACTAGTACAGTCACTTACTAAGTTTGTAGACTATACACCACTAGAAGTTGGTTTAAGAAAGACAGTAGAAAGTTTACTATGAAACTAGGTATTATTGGATTAGGTGCTGTAGGCACAGCAAATAAAGAAGGCTTTGAACATATAGGACATACGGTTGTACCTCATGATATCATATTTGATACAACAATACATGATGTTCTTGACACTGCAATAACGTTTTTGTGTGTGCCAACTCCGCAAGCAGATGACGGTAGTTGTGATACAAGTATATTAGAATCGGTTATTACCGAACTTTCGCAACTTGACTATAAGGGTATTATTGCAATACGTAGTACAGTTGTTCCAGGATTTACACAACGCATGATCGACACACATAGAAATCTTACTATATGTTTTGTGCCTGAGTTTTTACGTGAACGTTGTGCAGCTGAGGATTTTATTAACAATCATAAATTACTAGCGATTGGAACACACGATATTTGGGTATATCGTAAACTAGTAAAAGTACATGGAACATTGCCTGAACACACAGAACATTTAACGCCAAACGAGGCAGAAGTATTAAAGTATTATAATAATGTTTATGCTGCATTGCGTGTTACATTTGCCAACGTGATGTATGAAGTATGCAATAAACTTGATTGCGATTATACCACTATTA